TTATCCGCTCAGAACTGGCAGACAATGACGACACCGAAGCCGGTGAGCTGAAAACGCTGTATCGCGGGTGCGGCGCTTCTGCTCGCGCCAGTCAGTCACGCAGTTTTTACTCGCGTAAACATGCTTTTTCTTGCTGACGTTACCGACGGCAATTTGCAGATGTTCACGCCATGCAGCTGCGACCCGGCGCAACCGGCCACGCCACCACGTTTCGTTAAACATGCGCATGACAGCCGGGGCGATTTCGTCCTGGCCTGCATATTTCTTTGTTACGCACTCCCAGTGGGGCGGCGTTACGTTGAACTGCAAAGCAATCATTCCGGCGCGCATATACCAGCGATACAGCGTTTTCAGCTCACCGGCTTCGGTGTCGTCATTGTCTGCCAGTTCTGAGCGGATAAAGTTGGCGATATCAGCCGACAGCAGATCGATATCGGCTTTAGACATATCCGGGAGCCGGTTGTAACGCGCAACCATATTCACCAGACGCGACGCCATATACTGCTGATCTTTTGTGTCGAAATGTCCGTTGAATACAGCGGCAGAAACGTCGCTCCTGATGCCGGAGGCCTGGTATTTTCTTGCGACCAGTTCAAGGCGCGGCAATGCTTTTGTGCAGAAGCTGATTAAAAAGGCATTGGCTCGCTGACTGTCGTGATGTTGCTCCAGCGTGGAAGCAGTGCGCATCACGTCATAGCGCACACATTCAGGCTGGAGGGATAACGCTTTGTGCGCATGCAGCAACGCCGCAATCATGCGATCGCGGCGATGCTGTTCTGAATAGGTCAGATAAGGGCTGGCTATTGCTGAGCGAGGAGCATTCCAAGCGTAAGCGTAAGAAATTGCCACTTACACGCCCCGGTAATGTCTGGTTTTGAGCTCTGCTATCTGCTGGCAGGTCACGCAGAGCGCGACGCCGTGTATCGCCATTCGGCGGGCTTTCGGGATAGGTGCGTCGCAATCCTCGCAGGTAAAACGGGAAGGTACAGAGATACGGCTGCGCGCGATGCTGATAAGGCGCTCGCGTTCTTCCTGCTCGCGTTGCTGGATGAGATCCATTGCATCGGCCATCAGTGCAGCTCCTGAGATTCGTTGTCGTAGCGGGTAGCTTCGCGACGCAGTAATTCAGCCGCTTCGTTGCCACTCATACCTTCGCGCGTGATGTATACAGCCAGAGCCTCAAGGCGTGATGAAACGGCAGCAGCACGCGCGCAGCGTTCTTCACGCTTTGCCTTTTCGAGCATCAGGCTCAGCGGTTCTTTTTCAGCGACAAACATTTTTTGTAATTCCTGTTGCATAAATCTTTCTCCAGATTTCGGGCAAAAGAATGCCCGGCGGGTTTACGCCATTAATTGCGGGTTTATTTATTTAGCTAGAATGCATTCATGAATTGAAAACCGGCGAGGAAGGATACTTCCCCAGCGCGCAATTTCATTCATAGCGATAATTATCATTTTGCGGCGGTTATCGTCGAAATATTCAAAAGGTTTGCCAATCTCCTCAGTGCGAAATGCGCCGGGATTAGCGCGATTAGCCAGAGTCATGACGACAAATTTAAAATTGTCATCAAGTTTATTAAAATTACGCAGCGCACGATTCTCAGTCATTTTTAATTTCTGATGAAAACGGGCGAGACACTCCTCACCGCTCATTGTTTGCGGCTCTGCCTCAATGCAGTCAGAATTGTTAAATAACGTTGTCGCGGGAACATTCCGGGCAGTGCTATTTAATCCGTTCATTTTGACCTCTTAATAATTCTCAGCAAAATTTCAACCACTGAAGGTTTGCGCTTCGTCTGTAAACTATTTAACAGTTCTGACTGTCCATATGAAGGGTGCCAGCGCTTACCGTTTTTTCCTGCGATCCAGCCGTGTCCGTAATGCATGGAAGGGCTTTGCTTAACCAGGAGGGATGCGAACGACGGTTCAGTATTCATTATCGCCTCACATATATCCGAATGAAGCGCCGAGGCCGTTTACTGCGTCAACCATGCTCGACATCGCGGGGTTAGCCTGGAGGCGCGCCTGCAATGCCAGCGCAGTGAGGGAAAGCATACGAATCCCGGAGTTAACGCTTTCTATCATGCTGTTTTTACGTGAAACCGTGAGGCGCTCTTGCGAAACCGCGTTGCCGGCCAGTTGACCAAGCTCGTTCATGGCACGCATGACATAGGTTTGCAGCTTTTCCTGAGCCAGCTCATTAACCGGCACGCATGGCAGGCAATGAATCTGCGCCAGAAAACCATCAACGAGTGTCGAGTCTTCGGCGAGGTCAGTCAGCAGCCATAATTCATTCGGCGTGAGCTGGTGAGGCTGCTCCGGGTTGAGCTTGTTGCGTAACGTTTGGACGTTCATACCCGCACGATCGGCCAGCTTCGACATGTTGTGGCGCTGCGCGAAAGCCCGGCATGCTTCGTTATAGTAGGGATGTTTGGAAACTTGAAAATCAAACATGTTGCATCCTTATAATTCACTTAAAGTGAATATGGATTCTCAATAATGAGCTGAAAGCGAGCGTGCCCCAAAGCCTTACGCAGCTGTTCTTCTTTCCAGCGAGCGTAATAAATTCGGATAGGCCCCCCGGCTTTCTTACAACCTTTCCGGATAACACGTTTTTCAATTGGTACACGTGGGGTGTCGCCTGTCGTCCAACGATAAGCAGTACGTTCGGAAACACCTTCAAGCTGCGCGAATTGCTGAAGCGTAACGACAGGAGACGGGATTTTGATGATTGCGATTTCAGAAGCCATGTTGCATGATTCCCCTTTTGCTAAAGATTGCAATTAATGGCTGCCTGTTTGCCAACGTCTGCCATTAACTGCCTAGGTTTAGGCTTAAAGTAACTCCCTTAATGGGAGTTGTAAATAGGTTAAAGCTACATGAAAATTGAAAGCCTTGGATTAAATAACGAAGAAGTCTTGGATAGGATTTGCGAGGCTTATGGTTTTTCTCAGAAGATTCAATTAGCTAGGCATTTTGAAATTGCATCTAGCTCACTCGCTAACAGGTACAGCCGCGATTCTATTTCTTATGATTTTATTGTGCATTGCGCCCTAGAAACTGGTGCAAATCTCGCGTGGCTGCTCACTGGCAAGGGATCACCAGCAATCGGAAACGCGAAAAACGATACCCAAATCGTGGAAAGATTCACATTAAGTGAAGAATCACTAGTGAGTGATGGCGATTTGAGCATTGCTGGTAAGTTCTTTAGCAAACATCTTACAAATCCGATTGCAGTCTACGCTGACGGAAAACTTCATTTCATCGAGCGAGACGCATCCCTGTCAGATGGAGAATGGCTCGTCGATATTGAAGGCGCTGTTAGCATCCGAGAGCTAACGAAGCTGCCCGGCAGAAAGCTGCATGTCGCTGGCGGTAAGATTCCCTTTGAATGTGGGTTTGGCGACATTAAAGCGTTAGGTCGCGTGATGGGTGTGTATAGCGAGGTTAATTAATGACGGTCCGTAAAAATCCTGCTGGCGGCTGGATTTGCGAACTCTATCCAAACGGGGCAAAAGGTAAACGCATTAGGAAGAAATTCGCCACCAAAGGCGAGGCGTTGGCCTTTGAGCAATACACAGTACAAAACCCGTGGCAGGAAGAAAAAGAAGACAGGCGTACGTTAAAAGATCTGGTTGACGCGTGGTTTAGCGCTCACGGTATAACCCTCAAAGACGGCCTCAAACGCCAGCTTGCGATGCATCATGCTTTTGATTGTATGGGCGAACCACTCGCACGTGATTTCGATGCAAAGATGTTTTCTCGATACCGAGAGAGAAGGTTAAAAGGCGATTACGCCCGGTCAAACAGGGTAAAAGAGGTATCACCACGCACACTTAATCTTGAGCTGGCCTATTTTCGGGCGGCGTTCAATGAGCTTAATCGTCTCGGTGAGTGGAAGCATGAAAATCCGCTGAAAAATATGCGCCCTTTCCGCACGGAAGAAATGGAAATGGCCTGGCTAACTCATGACCAGATTACACTACTTTTGGGGGAGTGCAGAAGGCATGACCATCCTGATTTAGCATCTGTTGTAAGAATTTGTCTCGCCACCGGCGCACGGTGGTCTGAGGCCGAAAGCCTTAGAAAAAGCCAGCTCGCGAAATACAAAATCACATATACCAATACAAAAGGCAGAAAAAACCGCACCGTTCCAATCAGCAAAGAACTCTACGAATCATTGCCTGAGGGAAAAAAAGATCGCTTGTTTAGTGATTGTTATGGCGCGTTCCGGGCTGCACTGGCAAGAACAGGCATCGAATTACCGACAGGACAACTTACCCATGTACTGCGCCACACCTTCGCCAGCCATTTTATGATGAGTGGTGGTAATATTTTGGTTTTACAGCGCGTGCTAGGCCATACCGACATCAAAATGACGATGCGATACGCGCATTTTTCTCCTGACCATCTTGAAGATGCAGTAAGACTTAACCCACTGAACAAGACCTCTGCGGCGATGGAGTAG